AGAGCAGGATCACCAGTAAAGCGAAAGAAAGGTAGTAGAACAAAGAATATAGCTCGTTCTGCAACCAAAGCTTTTGTGATTGTGTGGTCTGGGTGATTAATCCAAGCATCTCTTAACCTCAGAGCTTCGTATTCTGCTTTTGTATCTGCACCATGTGCATCTACGATATATTGTAATGCTTTATCGTGACGTATTTCATCAACTACATTATCTTCTAATAATTTTCTAGCGTTTTCGGGAACGTCTTTTTCAAGACCTTCTTTAATAAATTCGCCAACTGGTAGCTCCATATGACGTATTGCGAGAGCACGTCTGATGGTTTCTTCTGCACCAGCTTTAAGGACTCCGGCTGTTGGTTTAACAGGAGTCCATTTTCTTTTCCTACTAAGGAGTTTTTCATAAGGATCTTTCATTATTCTTGACAGTCACAAGTTATCGGATTATCTAAAATTTCATTCAAGTAATCGTCAACCTCGTCCTGATCAAGAGCTGCGTAAGCATCTGTCTTATCCTGAGTATCACCCATTACTTGTAGAGAATAGTAAAGGGAGGTTTGAGGAGAATCCAACCACTCTTCAACGAACGCATTGTCGTAGGTTACAACATCACTCCAAGAGTTAAAGCTGTATCCATGAAGAAGTCCCGTAGTGTCGAGTAATTTTACAATACCATCGGTGACACGTCTGTAAACGTCCCAACCAACTTCTGAGGCAATCTCGACTTCGCCATATTCAACTCTTTCCACACCAAAGGTGCCAGAGTCACGGTCTACACTCCTTGCTATTGGAGGTGCAATTTCTGGAGTACAAGTGTATCCATGTATATCTTTGCTTCTATATGAACAAGATGCAGTAGGTGCGATAGCAAACGCACGTGCCATGTTATTGTGAATAGCTATATGTGCTGCTCCTTCAATAGCGTGTTGTAATTGTTCAACTATATGGAATGCAGTTTGACTACATTCTTTATGTTCTAACGCATTAGCAAAGTCTTCATACGTTACTTTATTATTTCGTAGAAAATTAGCAAGACCAAGCATGCCTAGTCCTACTTGCCTATCTGTTTCGCTTGGGAGATATTCGCCTGTATTTCCGACGCCTGTTTTGCTATGGAGTTCACACAATTCAGACATACCCACAGCGAAAGCTTTCGAGAGTTCCTCGATTTTGCATCCACCGAGATTGACATGTTGTAAAAGGCATGTTCCTCGTGAGGGCAAGTAAACTTCGAGGCAGACGTTTCCACGAATTCGTCTAGATTCTTTGTCATATTTTATTTTGTTAAGCCAAATATCTCCTTTGGCGATTCCTTGAAGGATTGCGTCTTTTGTTCTAGTGTCTGTTCTAGACCATTTTTCTCTATCGAGGTTAACACATCTTTTAACCCATTGGAGTTCTTCTCTGGGCGTTTGCACGAACTCAAGAATATCGGGGTGATCAATATCAAGGTGGATAACAACAGCACCGTTTTTGTAGATGCCACCCCTGCGTAATGTTTCATTTAAAGTAGAGTAAATTTTTGCGAATGATACTGGTCCACTAGCAACTAAACCTTTGCCATTTTCAGCTCCTCTAGGTCTTAGTTTTGATAAGTGAACTGCAACCCCAGCTCCGTATCGGAGAGCATGGGAAACAAACCTCCAGCTGGCTTCGATTCCATCGGGACCTTCCATTGAGTCCTCGACTACGAATACAGTACATGAAACTGGTAGGCGTGATTCTGGGTTATCCAGCCAAGACTGGACCCGACCAGTACGGGAGATAAGTTCTGTTGTCATTAAATTAAATCTGTAAGATTAGGTGATTTATAATTTGGTCCTTTTAAAACCTTGCCATCTTCTCTATAGATTGGTTTACCATCTTCACCAAGCTTAGACATATTACTTTTATGTACTCTATCTAAAGCTTCATCTAGAAACCATCCCATATTTTCAGCATATTGATAGCATACATAGACTAAATCTGCTAATTCCTTTAAAGCTTCTTCACTAAATTTAGGATTGTCTCTGTAAATTAAACTTTCGGCTTCAATAAATTCAGTATACTCTTCCGAAATTAGTCTTGTTTGATACGCTGTTGTCTTTTTTGTTGGCGAGTTCTTGATCCCGTATTTGGATCGGAATTCCTTCGCCTGATTCGATAAGAAGCTTTTCTGCATGGTGGAGTTCGTTTTCTAGATAGTGAATTGCTTTTTCTAAGTCTTGTATTTTGTCATCTTTGTATCCTGCTCTGCAGATATACTTGATTGCATTACCAAGGTGGAAATTTAATCCTTGGTCTCTAATAAAATCCCAAACATCGCAGGGACCTCGTTGATAGTAGGCGGGACCTTTGGCCATTTGTCTATTAAGTTAAAGAGTGAATTGGTTAGAACAAAGTTCTGTTTTTGTAACGCTAAAAATACTGTAATAATATCTTCCTTCCTAACTTCATCTTTATTTAGTTGATCTTTTATTATTCTCATCTTTAGATCCTGTTCCGTCGTCAATTTTGTAATTGGAGGTGGGGGTCCAAAGTCTAGGTTCTTTTTTGTCGAAGTCATAATCATCAGCAGTTAAGATTTTTGCAAGTCTAGCGTTAACTAGAGCGTCTTCTTCTGTCATACCTTTTTCTTCAAAAGTTTCCACTACGGCTTTCCAAGTGTAACCTTTTTCCTCAAAGATTTTTTCGGCTCTTTTTACGCCGATTGTAGGTACTCCAGCATATCCGTCGGTGTTATCACCTGCCATTGTCTGTAATAAGTGCCATTTGGCTCCTTGTTCAGGTGTTATTGTGAAAACATCGTCAAAATTATACAGCTGACCGGGAATCTGTTTCATGTCCTTG